TCTTAAAAAATTGACTGAAACAAATAGAAGATTTGCAGAACAGGCAGCACAGACTTTGACTTATAATAAAAATTATCTTAATGGTTTAATTAATGCGGCAACCATGATTGAACGAACGTTGACAGGCACCGCCACACTTGTCATGTCTAAAACGGGCTTTGGTTTGGGTTGGGGGTCTAATGAAGAAATATTTAAAGAACATTCAGCAGTTCAAGATTATAGCCAACTAACAAGCAAAGATTCCTTTGATATAGGTAGAAATTCATTGAACCGTCTTACAGACGTTCTTGCCATGTCCGAAGGTTTTGAAAAGAAAGCCAGTCTCCTTTCAGAAAAAGATTTACTATCCCTTTCTGAACATCTTGGTACAATAATTGGTGACAACACAACATCACTGTGGGAAAAATTAGTTAATTGGGACAATGGTGGAACAACAGTTGGTACAAATCAACGAGACATAATCGAGCAAAATACGGCATTATATATTGAGGAGTTGAAGAAACAAGCCACCATAGTAAATAGATTGTTAGATGCGTTAAATAAGAATTAAGAAATGAGCAACAAAATATATATATACTGAGGGTTGACAATGAATATGAAATATGTTAATATAGATAAATTAGGAATAGATTATGACGTGGAAAAAGTACTTTAAAACATATGACGGTGTTCCTCGCCGGGCACCGGACACTGGCGCAGGAGATACACATGCGTCTAGTTCAAAATATAGCAGTTGGCTACCAGAAGTTTACATGGGTCAACCAAACAGAGTTCAAAGATACGGTCAATATGACCAAATGGACATGGATTCAGAGGTTAATGCGGCGTTAGACACTATTGCAGAGTTTTCTACTTTGTTTGCTGAAAGTACAAAATTACCATTTTCTATACAATTCAACGAAGATCCATCGTTTACTGAGAACGAAGTACTTCAGAAATCATTACGTCAATGGTGTTCAATGAATGAAATGAACAAACGTATTTTTAGAATTTTTAGAAATACAGTCAAATACGGCGACCAATTATTCGTAAGAGATCCAGAAACATATAAATTATACTGGGTAAATCCAGCAAAGATTGAAAAAGTTGTCGTAAACGAAGGCAAAGGTAAAAAAATCGAAGCATATTATATCAAAGATATGGATATCAATATGCAAAGTCTTAACATTACTGCTGATAGTGTGAAATTATCACAAACTGGCAGTCAGCATATGGGTATTCCAACTCAAACTGCTGGTACACAGCAAAGTTATTCTGCGGCTTCACCAGAAGGTTCTCGTTTTGCTCAAGATATGACATCAACTGCGGTTGATGCCAAGCATGTTATTCATGTATCTCTAAGTGAAGGTATTGACCAATACTGGCCTTTCGGTACAAGTATGCTTGAGCCTGTATTTAAAGTATACAAACAAAAAGAATTATTAGAAGACTCTATCATTATCTATCGTGTACAACGTGCGCCAGAACGTAGAGTATTTTATATTGATGTTGGTGATATGCCGACACATAAAGCACGTCAACACTTAGAACGTATTAAGAATGAAATTCATCAACGAAGAATCCCATCTAAAACAGGTGGTGGTGCAAATGTTGTTGATAGTGCATATAATCCACTTTCTATTATGGAAGATTACTTCTTTGCTCAAACGGCTGAAGGTCGTGGTTCTAAAGTTGAAACACTACCAGGTGGTGAGAACTTAGGTGAAATTGATGACTTGAAATTCTTTAATGATAAACTATTAAGAGGATTGCGAGTACCACCAAGTTATTTGGGTGGTATGGATAGTAATGGTTCTGCGTTTAATGACGGTAGAACTGGCACAGCAATGATTCAAGAGTTTAGATTTACAAAATATTGTGAAAGACTACAACAACTTATCATTGAAGAATTAGATAACGAATTTAAGATGTTCTTGAAACATCGTGGTGTTTTAATTGAAAGTAATACTTTTGATTTATCATTTAATACTGTTCAGAACTTCGGCAAATATCGTCAAGCAGAAGTAGACCAAGTAGCAATGAATGTATTTACGAGTATTGAGAGTGCAGATTATATTAGTAAACGCTTTGCAATGAAACGTTTCTTAGGATTATCTGACGAAGAAGTCTTACAAAATGAATCAATGTGGAAAGAAGAACGTGACCTTAATGATCCTCTTGCACAAAGTGAAGACAAACTCAAAGGCGTAGGTGCATCACCAGGACCAGGTGGGGATTTCGGTGGTGGAGATTTTGATCCAGATGATTTAGATGATGCAGATGAAGATGTAACGGGCGCAGAGTCTCTTATTTCTGGTGCCGAAAACGCAGACACAGATACAGATTCCGACGAAAAAGCATAAATACATTAAGCAAGGGACGTATAAAACATCCCTATAATAAACTTATTCAAGGAGAATAATATCATGCCAGTAAAACAAATAATAACTATCACTGACAATAGTAACACACACGCAACAGTAGACGAATTAATGGACAAATTAACAGAAGATTGCTCAGGTCTTGCTACGACAGTTGATATGGTAGAGTCATGCACTGCTGATGGAACATTAGTTAGTACTAGTGAACTTTCAGAAGAAGGCAATGTCGTTACTGTCACCCGTATGTGGGACGATGCATGTTGGACTAATTTTTCAGCATTAGAAGGAGTTGACGCTTCAGTATTCGCTGATGCCGGATGGACAGTAGTATCTGAAGATAATCCTGCCCTTCCTGGATTGACAACACGCCAAGACGATACATTCGGACAATAGAAGAATAATTATGTCTTCTTAGGAAGACGAGTAATAATAGTATGAAATATACAGAAATAAACGAAAACTATTCTCCAGAAGAAGATGCATTTACGAGTATTGACCTTGAAGATACTCGTAAAACTCGCTTGACTCTTGCACATCTTTCTAAACTAAGAAAGATAAGAGAATATAGAAAATATCAAAAAGGCGCTGAAAAAGCCCAAATCAAACAACAATATGGACCCTCAGCAGAAGCATCGGGTNCATCCGATTTAGAACTATAACAAGATATTATACAATTACGTATCACTTTATAAAGAGTAACGATACGATAAATATCTTAGGTTCAACGTAAAATCGTCAAAAACTACCCATTTTAGCGTATATTCTCAATATACGAGCATAATCCCTATAAATACTTGTGTATGAAACAAATTGTATCTTTATTTTAGATAATGGTACCTTATATGTTCGTTTCTATAACCTTGCCGCAATTATAGTGGCTATGAATAAGATTTTTAAGGAGACTTATAATGTCAAGAAGTACACTAGAACAAGTGCTAGAATTGTTAATCAATGAGGAAACTGAAAAAGCAGAATCGCTTTTACATGACTTTGTTGTTGAACAAGCACGACAAATCCATGAGGATTCTCTTAACGAAAGCGACAACGTTGTAGAAGAAGAACTTGAGGAAATTGATGAAACAGAAGAAGTCGAATCTTTATCAGATGATATCGAAGAAGATTCAGACGAGATTGAAAACGAAGAAATCTATGATGATGAAGATGATGTTTCTGACGAAGAGGCTATTGATGACTTAGAAATGAGTGATGAAGAAGCACCTGAAGAAGAAATTGAAGACAGAGTAGAAGATTTAGAATCAGCATTAGCAGACCTAGAAGCAGAATTTGAAAAAATTATGTCTGGCGAAGAAGATGATGCTACAGATGAAGACGAAGAAGTCGCTGATATGGAAGATGAAATCGACTTAGATTTAGATGTTGAAGAATCATTAGAAGATGAAGCATTTGCTGAAGAAGTAACTGAAGAAGATTCAACTGATGAAGAAGCAGTAGAAGAGGCTTCAACTGAAGATTTAGATGAAGAAGAAGAAGAAAAATTAGAAGAATATACTATTCCAGTTTCTGCTAAAGAAGGCGCTGATGGCGAGAAAGATTCTCCAGTAGCGAAAGATGGTGGTGCAGACGAAAGTGATGCAGGACCAGTTGGACAAAAAGATGGTAATACATCTGGCGGTTCAGCAAAAGCAGAAGACATGAAAACAGGTAATGTAAATGTTGTTGGTAATAAAAAAGCACCAGCACCAAAAGCCTAAGTAAATATTCTATTTGGAGAAAGCAATGACCATTCTTATTGAGAGATTAACACATAATCAAGCAAATGTAAAATCACGAATCGTTGAAAGCGATGATGGTAATAAGAGTATGTTCATGGAAGGCATTTTCGTTCAAGGTAACGTTAAAAATGCCAACGAACGAATATACCCGGTGAAAGAAATCGCTAAAGCAGTAGAAAACGTCCAAGGAAGAATTAAGGACGGATTTCCAGTGTTAGGCGAGTGCGACCACCCACCTGAATTGACAGTCAACGTTGACCGTGTTTCACATATAATTGAAAACATGTGGATGGATGGTCCAAACGGCTTTGGTAAACTTAAAATTGTTCCTACACCAATGGGTAACATTATTAGAACATTAATCGAATCAGGCGCCACTTTAGGTGTCTCTTCTCGTGGTTCTGGTGAAGTTGATAACAGTGGTAATGTGAGCAATTATGAGATTATTACAGTTGATATCGTGGCACAGCCAAGTGCCCCGGAAGCATATCCAAAAGCAATATATGAAGGATTAATGAACATGCAAGGTGGCTACGATACGTGGAAACTTGCACAAAATGTTCAAAACGACAAATACGCACAAAAATATTTGTCAAAAGAAATAGTTAAGTTCATTAGAGAACTTAAACTTTAATAGAAGAAGGAGAACCAACAATGGCAACAAATGAAATCCTTGCTGGTCTTCTTGAGTCTGATGTTTTGAGTGAAGAAGTAAGTATTCAAATATCAGAGGCTTGGGAAGCACAAATAAATGAAGCAAGAGAAGAGATAACAGCCGAGTTGCGTGAAGAATTCGCACAGAAGTTTGAACACGACAAAACAGTAATCGTAGAAGCAATGGATAACATGCTTACTACTGCGATTAAAACTGAAATGGATGAGTTTAAAACAGACCGCGAACAACTAATCGCAGAACGTGTTGCATATAAGAAAGCAATTTCTGAACATGCATCTCTCCTTGAAAAATTCATTACTTCTCAATTGGCGTCAGAAGTGAAAGAACTTCGAGCGGATCGTGCGAAAGTTAACGAACATTTAGGAAGAACTAAAGAATTCGTTGTTAAACAACTTTCACGTGAACTAGCAGAGTTCCATAATGACAAGCGTGATTTAGTGGAAACTAAAGTACGCATGGTAGCAGACGGTAAAGAAATTTTTACTAAAACTAAAAATGCATTTATCAAACGTTCAGCAGAATTAGTCGAAAAGACTATTGACAAGGCTTTACGTTCTGAATTGTCTGTTCTTAAAGAGGACATTCAAACGGCTAAAGAAAACGAGTTTGGTCGTAAGATTTTTGACACATTCGCAGGCGAATTCATGACTTCACAATTAAGTGAAGGAACTGAAGTTGCTAAGATTACTAAGAAATTAGATAAATCTGCTACTAAGATTGCGAAGTTAGAAGAAACAATTACTGAGAAAGAAGAAGCAATTACAAGCGCCGAAACTGCACAGCGTGTATTAGAAGACAGAATGGACCGACAAAAGGTCATGGAAGGTCTTTTATCACCACTAGGCAAAGAAAAGCGAAGTGTAATGATAGACTTACTTGAAACAGTAAAAACAACTAATTTAAAGACTGCATTTAAGAAATATTTACCTGCAGTTTTGAATGAGGGCGTCTCATCAGAGGCAAAACAATCGTTAAATGAAGGCAAAGTAACAGAACACACAGGCGACAGAGATGAACAGATAACTGTTTCATCAACAGAGTCAGAAAGTAGCGATGCCAATATAATCCAGTTAAAGAAATTGGCTGGAATTAAATAATTAAGGAGAAAAAGATGGAAAATCTTTTCGAAGGAAAAAATTGGGACACTACACGTGAAACACTTCTAGACGGTTTAGAAGGCAACAAGCGTGACGTAATGTCCTCAGTTTTAGAAAACACAAAACAAGCACTTACAGAAAGTGCTACAGCAGGTGCATCACAGGCTGGTAATATTGCTACATTAAACAAAGTTATTTTACCAATCATTAGACGTGTTATGCCTACTGTAATTGCAAACGAAATCATTGGTGTTCAACCAATGACTGGTCCAGTTGGACAAATTCACACATTGCGTGTACGTTATGCGGACACTGTAGGTTCTACTACAGCAGGTTCAGAAGCACTATCACCTTTTGATATTGCTGAAGCATACTCAGGCGACGGCTCAGCGGCTCCGGCAGCAACAGCGTCACTTGAAGGTACTGGCGGTA